CATTCGTAGGGTGTCTCGTTTTAACTTATAGGCAATTCTCTCCTGAAATCGCGTTAAAGGCACTTTAGAGACCTTATAACGAACGATTGTATCTTTTTGAACTAATACCCTTTCCCACATAATAGAGTCCCTTAAAACGTACGGAATTGAGTCAACCGAAGTTATTTGAATTGTGTCGGCAACCTCGTCGCACTTATAACCTTTTTTAAAGGCTTTACGGACGTGGTAATTTACCGAGCAACTTGTCGCAAGTATTGTCAATAAAAGCGACAAAATAACGGAACTAACCGCCAATCTCGAAGTGCATCCAGTCATAATTCTTTTCTTTACCGAGTGAAATAAATCCGTGTTTGTAAAAAATGTCAATCATTTGCTTATACTCAGGACGTGCAAAGCGTGCAGTCTTAGCAGTCTCTTTCAAAGTATTTCGAGCAGGGTCTAAATCGATTGCAATACCCCAAGCGTGCTTTGACCAAGACGTACCCCCTCGCATTTTACGAAAGTTAAAACAACCGCCGTAAAGGTCTATTCCTAGTTCGACAAGGCGTTGATACCCGTAGACCTCTAAAAGTTCGTTAAACACGTTTAAAAACGCATCTGCGACAAGTTTATGGCAACGCATCTTTGTTACCATTGTCTTAGTGTCCCAAGCTATACGCATTGGGTAAGGAAGTTTAATAGTAGTTAAATACGTTCCTGTTTCGTTAGGTTGTCCGTATTTTGCTAAGGCTTGGGCGGTTGTTATCATTTGTCTATTTTTTTACTCCATACAGTTAAACCTATTGCAGTTGCCGAGTAAGTAAGTAGCCCGACAAATACAAACTCGTGTACTTTAAACGGCTTAAATAACGGAAGCAAGGCGTAAAGAACCGCGATCCAAAACGACGTAAAAGCGGATAGCCTTTTAATTGACCATTTGCCGTTAGGCTTTAAAGTTTCGTTTATGAGTTCTTTTATCATTTGGCAATACGGCTAAAAGTTTTTCGGGTAAGTCTATTCTTTTTTTCGTAGCTTGTCGGAAAGTTTGGGTTTTGTAGCAGTCGTAAAGAGCCGTTTCAACTTTGTTCAATCGGTTGTCCGTGTGCCACAACCATAAGCAAAGAACACCAGTAACGCCGTATTTTTTTACAATAGTAACGAACTCAGTCATTAGAAAACCATTACAGAATTATTGTATCCGTTGTCATTGTAACGTTGCCCGCAACGTCCCCAGCAAGTCCCTACGCAGTCGCACGCTTCAATTTGTGGGCGTAAATCCGTGTCTTTATTAGTTTGGCTAGTGAACTGCGGGTAAAGATTTTTGTTAGCTAGTAGGTATTTAATCAAACGTTGTTCGTAGAAGCTGGCCTTTTGTGCATAATGCTCCATTGAAAACGCAACCTCAGCGCGTGAAACGTTACCAGAATAGTCACCGAATTGCGTTTGAATACCTTTGTTTTTAAGTTGGTAAGAAAGCCCGAAGACGGCATCTTCTGCGGAACGCCACGCGACAACGGGTTGAATAAACTCAACCAACGTTTCTTCGTCGTTAGTCAAAGTCTGCGTATTGTAGGCGTTTAACATGTACTTGTAGAACGTAGTCCCTAGAATTGGTTGTACTCTTAGGTCGCTTTGTGTAGCAATGTATGGAGTTACGTCGGTAACGTCTACGTTAGCCGTAATAGGCGTGTTCGTCTTTAGGTAAGTTTCGGTTATAAAGTAGATCATATTGCGGCGGGTTGTTGACTAGGTACGACATCGCCACCCTCAATAGGCGGTAAGCTTGCAAGGGCGCGGACTTCGTTGGTTGTCATTGTGTTTAAGACTTTGGTAGCTACAAGCGGACTCATTGCGTTAAGGGCGTCCTGTGTTTTACTAGCGTCGCCTTCTACTTCTACAATTGTTTCGTTAATTATTTGGAAATTCTTAATTGTAAAGTCGGCCTTAAGTCTAGAAATATTTAAGAGTTCCTGAAAGATTTCGGTCACCATTTCGCGCAACGGAATAACGACGTTTTTCTCGAAAATAATGTAGGCTTGTTTAATGTCCGAACCATTACCCAACGAACCCGACGTGCGAACGCCTAACAAAATAGGGTCGATTGTATGGGCAAAGCAAATTTGCTCGGTGTTTAAACCGCTAGCTTCTTGAAATAGTTTGTCGTTTTGGTTTGTAGGGATGCTTTCGATTTTCGGTAATTGATCCGCAGAGTTAGCAAAGAACGCCACACCTTTACCAGCGTTGGCAGCTCCTTTCATGCGGTCTATGGTGTCCCGTAATACTTTCTTTTCTTCTTCGCTTTGCGGACGTTTTGGGAACATCATTGCGAAAGCGGGGAAAATACTATTCTGAATGTTCGACTTTGCGAAGTACGAAAGTTCACCCGACAAAAAGGCGAAGTTAAGGGCCGAAGTGTACTGCGGTAATGAGTAGTAATCTTGCCCGATGCTAGGTAATTCGTAGCTATAAAGCTGGCATTTGTCCGTGTTTAGCGGGTGGTAAGGCTTTACTTGTTCTACGTCTATTCTAGAGGCCCAATCGTCGCACAAATAGTAACAAGTTTTCGTATTGTTAATACGGACTTTTTCAGGGCTTACGTTTTCGATTTTATGAAGCTTACCTTTTTCGTCAAAGTGCAACTTAAAATAAACGCGGTTGTGCATTACTAGTTGTTTAGTAACGGCTTTAACCGACTTAGCTAAGCGCATTTTCTTTTCCCAAGTATATAGGTCTAGAAGTTCTTGAGGCGTAAGCTTGTCCGTCTTTAATTCGTAGCCCGCGCCAATAGTTGCGTTAACTTTAAAGTCTACGATTGCCCCATGTAAAGGCGAAGTGTAGTAAAGTTGGTTAAGAGTTTCGGGAAAAAGGTTGTCCTGCCCAAATGGCACATAGCCAGCAATTTGGTAACGTCCGTTCACGTAAGGTAACGACAAGTCACCGCGTCCGATTTTACCAAAAGGAGTCGAGAAGCTTTGGTAGCCTTCTACTACTTCGGGTTTTTGTTGTCTAAATCTGTCGAATATTCCCATTTTATTAGTCGTATATACTAGAAATTGAACCGCCCGCAACTACTAAGCGCCCCGTTTCTATTAAATTAAGTCCGTTTGTTGTTGTGTTTTCGTCTACAATTATTTGCACTGGGCTTTCGTAAACCGAATACGTGTATTGCCCTCTTATGAGTTCTAGGTCTACGCCTTCTTCTAAAGTAAATAGGTTGTATCTAGTCGGAAAGTTTGACGTATCTAAGCCCGCCCAAAGAATAGGCTCGCTAGCCGTGTTAAATTCGCCCTCAAAGACGAACAAGTAAAAAGGGTCTACTATTGTAGTAACCTCGTTTAAGGTTAAAGCAAACGTATTTATTTCCCCTTTTTCAATGTAAATCATAACAATATTAAATTTTATTTGGGACTTGTTCAAATAGAAAACCCCCTACTAAGAGGGGGTCTACTAGGTTTGGTTGCAAGAAAATTAAACGAGTAAGCCCGCAATAATAGCTGGGTCTACTTCATAAGCCAAAGTTTCGTTTTCAGCCAAAAGCGTAAGGCTGTACTTACTGCCATCTGCACGGGTAACCCCAGAGCCTTCGCCGTAAGCGCTTACTTGTAAGTAAGGGAAGTACCAATATTTTCCGTTTGCGTCACCAACAACGGCGTTCAAGTATTGCTGGCCAGCGCCAAGAACTTTGATTGCGCGGCTTTTTTCTTGGTCGCGTCGGTGAAACATTAAGTTAATAGTTTGAGTAACGTAAGAAGAACCATTCACTAGGTCAATAGTTCCGTCTTCTGTAAAGCTTCCCGTGTTACGTTTGAACTCCAAAGCAACGTAAGGCGCAGTGTGGGTAATTGCGGTAACTTCCCAGTTAGTTCCTGTCTCGTTGGTTGTAATTCCCGTAATGTTATCTTGTTGGTTAATTAATAGGGTGTAAATACCACCGCTATTTGAGTCACATCCTTTTAGGATTTCTTCGAGTGTAGCACATGCCATGATTTGTAATTTTTTTTTGGTTATAAAAAAGGGCGGCGTTTTATGGCCGCCCCGTATGTTTTAATTGTTGGTTAAATACTAGTCAAAACAAACGTTGTAAACAACGATTTGTGAAGGGTTAGTATAATGAAAACCAGCTTTCAAGTTCGCACGTGTACGAATGTAAGGCTCAGCTACTGAGTCAGAAAGGTTAACCGCTTTCAATGCTTTAGAGTCACCTTCAGCGTCGAATGCGTAGATAAGGTCTGTTTTCAAAGCAAGAACCATAGTGTTAACTGGCATACCCTCAGCAAGAACGATTTTGATACCTAAGAAAGTAGGTGCAAGCGGTGCGGTAACGTAAGTCAAAGTGTTACCAGAAGCGGCAGCAATTTGGTAGTTTACGAAAACGTCGCTAGAAACGAACAAACGAAGGTCAGCGCGCTTAGCTTGAACGGCAGCAGGTGAAGCCTGAAGAACCGCAGTCATGCGAGCCAATACGTTTGAACTATCAATAGCACCTGAGTAAAGGCCGTTTACTGCTGAGTCTGCACACAATTGCTTAAGGTAGCCGTCACACAAAGAAAGAACTGGGTCCTCGCTTGTAGTGTCACCTTGCCAACGGATAAGTTCGAGGTCGTTACCGATACGAGCAGCCATTTCATTCCAGTAGTAAGCCATAAAAGAAGCTACAGAAAAATCGCCGTTTGAACCTTGCGACATTTGCAAAGCAAGGAAAGATTGCTCTAGGTCAAATTGACATAGCTGCGACATTCCACTTAGGGCACACACGGTCACGTCGATTGCGTCGAGGTTGTCAGTTGGTGCAGTAAAGTTACATGTACTTGGGGCGAGGATGTTACCGAAAGTAACGTTAGCCAATTTAGTGGCACTTTTGATGCCTGGCAAAGTGCGGTAATTGTCCGCGATGTCTTCGGTTAAATAAGCTTTAGAGTAAAACTCATCTGGGTTAGGACATAACAACGCGTTTGTGTCTACGTCCAAGTCAAATTTTAGGTTTCTAATCATTGTTTTTGGTTTTTATTGTTTGGTTTTTATTTACTTGTTTGA